ATCCTGTGGTGTGGCACCAGGTCATCCTCGCGCCCGCAATGCCAGCAGTAAGGGTCACGCCCTTGAACCTGTTTCAGAATCTTCTTCGGGATTGCCATGCCTACAGTCTACCTAAGTCACTTCCAGGCAGCCCCGCATCGGCGCGTACAAGCCGGAACAGCCTGCAAATAGTATGCGCTTGCATCCTGGAGGGCCGAATCTGTACGTACACACATCCATGTATATGTGTACAAAACGTTCCATGTATATACGGAAATTAGGTGTCAAAACTTTATCCTTGGTTACAGGATTTGTTACCCAAGGCTATCTTCTTCGTGCTGCATGTCGGGCCACTGCACGGCGTTGCGTTTCTTCGCATCAATGGCATCAAAGTAAGTGCCCTCAAGGTTTGTCTCTAAATGCTCGATTACGCTTGAAGCGAGAGCCAGCTGCTTCTCGACCTGATTATCCCCAGCAGCGAGCCCAGGGTTTTCATAATAGAACTCCCACACCGTATCAAAAGCTTCACGCTTGACCCGGAGCTCCTGAGCGAGCAGGTAATAACAGTGCGCCATCCCCGCCACGAACTGCTCATCATGATCCGTCACAGCTTCATCCCCTCTCGTGTGCCTTCTAGCGGTGTAAAATCTTTATAGAACCCGCCACAGCGCAAACACTTATAGCCCGCCGCAATCTCTGGCACGGTCAGACCGGCAGTTGCGCCACATCGGATGCAAACCTTATGCACCACGTCAAGGCTTGCGCTCATCATCCAACATGCCCTCTAAATCTTCATCAAACTTGGACCGAGCCGCAACCCAAGCCTCGTCAATAGCGTCTTGGAAAGATAAGTCGTTCCCGAGCTCCTGCTCCATAGCAACAAGCCAAAGTGCAAACTTTTCCAGGAACCAATCCAAGTGCAAATCCGCCTCGGCAGCAGCGGGCCTGCCTTTGGCTTTCAACCAGCCGGCGTAAGTTTGACGGCAAGACTCAAGCAACACATCGCCAAGTTTCATCCAATCGTTCTGGCTCATTCCCGCGGGCCTGCCGATAATTTTGGTCACAGTTTCATCTCCGCCTGCAACAGCTTCGACATCGTAGCCTGCGCCATCAAAGCCGACTCAATCACCCGCAACTTCGTGCGAACCCTATTCACCTGCGCCTTCGCAATATCCCTGTCAAACCTAATCTCTGCGCACGAAAGCTTAGCCGCTGCCTGACGGTCTGCAACCGAGCCTGTACCTCCAAGATACGCAGTAGCCTCCGCCTTATCGAGCGCATTCTCCAATCTAGCCAAATTACTTTCAGCCTCATATAACGCCTCCACCCCTTTCTTGTTCTCCGCTGTCAGCTCCGCAATCTCGCGAACTATCTCCGATACCATCACAGACCATCACCAACCTTCTACATAAGTGGATACGCCAGAATTCACTTGCCACCGGATCGTTTGCTCTTTGTGCCTCCAGGTACGCTTGTGTCAGCTCCGTCACGCTCGCCAGCAGGGGCAAGTTGTTCCGCATAAACCTTCACCTGTTCCAATACTCCGAGGGGCGCACCAGCTTTCGATGCTTCCCCCCATAGTAAGCGGAGCCGGTCTTTATCTGTCAGGAGCTGAGCTTCAGCAACCCAGTCGCGGGCCTTCTCAGCTTGCTCGAACCGTTGCACCTTCTCCATCTCCTCACGGGAGGCACGCTTGTTCCCTGAGTACCCTGCATTTGCAAGCGCGCGGCCTATCGAACTTGTTTCGCACACCTCGAGGGCAGAGGATTGCTGAGGCCCACTAGCGCTATCCACCTCATAAGCCAAACCTGTGGCCTTAGGGCAAGCGCGTTCCAAATCCTCACCAGAGAAGAACACTAGCGACTTCACCACCCACAGCTTCTCAAGCCGATACTCAGGCAGGGTTTCATTCTCTGTGATGATTCTGCCGTCAGGGTGATCCGCATAGAAGCGTTTTATACGCTCCTCAACAGTTTCATAATCTGCCAGATTGAATCTAGCCATCAGCCCACCAACTTTGCATCGCGACCGATATTGGCAGCCTTTTGGAACCTGGCTTTAGTAGCGTAGGCGCGCCTCATGTTCCGATTGTCACCCTTAACCGGAACAAAATAACCAAGCTCCACAAAATCAGCCCACAGGTTAGGTGACAACCTCAAGAACTCACGATTGGAGTCGTTCATAATTTCTTCCGCCCACCTATCCAACCTGACCTTCAACACAAAGTTTCTGCCATCAATTTCACTCAGCTCACGCTTTACAGAAGCTAGTTCAGAAATCACATCCTTAGTGCCATCGAACACGGCCTCAATAGCTTTCAACCTAATGACCTCGCTACGCGCATCAGATAAATCCGCTTTCACCTTCCCAAGAGTTGCTTGCAACTCAGCAACCTCAGCCTCGAGGTTCTCAAAGCTCCTCGCTTCAGCCCTTGCTCCATACTTTCCCCTAGCCATCACTTACCAACCTTCTGAGCCAAAATGCGCCCCTCAATTTTCCAATAATCACGCCACGACTCATGAGGCTGCGAACCACTCCGCAAATCCTCCACATACTTAGCGGCAACCTTCAACAGGTTCTCATCCTTCTTATCCATGATTTACCCTTTCCCATAGTTGTTCAGCTGTGTCACGCAATAGCTCAATCATGCCCTCATCCCGTTCCATCCACAAGCTCTCAGGCTGAAACCATGCCGGAGCAAACACACCCCCAACTTCAATCCGCATCATCCACGCAAACAAACACCGTTCCGCACCCGTCACATGTAGCTGCCATTGCACCTGCCTACGGTACTGGATAGGGATAGCCTGGTCAGCCCAATCCTTCCCTGTGGTCTTTATCTCAGCAATCATGGTGTGATCCGGTGACAACCCGTCAGGGGTAGCAAGGTGGTGAGGGAACTTATCGTTCCTGATAAGCCACTCATTAGGCAGGATTCCAAACTTTGTGTGGACTGTCCTCGCGATGACCGGCTCATAATCCCTCCCAAAAGCCATGTAAGGGTTATCAGGGATCCGTGTGTCATCCAGATACTCTGCCACCGCCTGCTTGAACCCTGCAGGTGTTGCAGCCTTCGCCACCTGTGTAGCCGTCACCCCTCCCCTGCGAGCCAACAACCAGCCCTGAGGGAAATAGTGTTTATTAGCTATAAACCGTTCAGCTGTAATCACCGCGCACCCACCTTCCTTTAGCAACCTCGTAGGCTGCGTTTACTGTGAACTCATCAAGGGCCGAAACCGCTGCGGTCACTTCCCTGTGAGCCTTGTCCCACACATACCCGCTGTCAGACATTGCGCAATTCCACCCTTCAAGGATTAGGTCAGCTAACCCCTCCACTGTCATTGTTTCCAAAACTGTTCCCCCTCCGTTACGCTAACTGTATGAGCAACCACAGACAGTCCCCACATCACAAACTGCGTGACGCAATAGACAGTGCAGGTGGTGTGCCCTGCATGGACTGCCCTGATGTGTTCTTTCCCGAGGACTTTCCAGACAAACAGACCAGGGAATATGCAATCCAGGTTGCCCGCAAACTCTGCAACCAGTGCCCTATCAAAGAACAATGTTTCGCCTACGCTACTGAAGCGGATGAGCGTTATGGGGTGTGGGCTGGAACTCTTCCATCGGAGCGTTAGCCATCTTCCTCAATTTCCTCAAACTGTGTGAACATAGCCCACGAGTTTAGGTGAAGGCGCAGGTGTTGCGCTTGTGTCCTAGTCAGCGACAGTGTGCCCGGTTCTTCCATCGCCCACACATCATGCTCCAGGCGCACATTCACGTTAGGCCCATCCACTTTTAGAATCATCATTTTGTTTCCCCAATCAGTTTCACGGCAGCCCAGGCAACCAAGCCCAACCCAATAAGCGAGGCACCAGTGATAGGCGCCAGCGGGTCAATCATCCCTGGAGCGAACAGAAACCCTGCACCCACCACCATGAGCGCCCAGCCCATCACAGGTTCACCACCAAAAGTGCAACACTAGTCACAAGTGCAACACCAATCAGCAACCATCCTGCAACACACATGCCGGAGCGCTTAGGTTTACGCAATTCCCTGCGCCTCACCACAGGTTCCTGCAAAGCAACATGCTCCGAGGCAGGCTTAGGCCCAAACCGTTCGTTGTCCCAAACTGTCAAAGCCTTCTGAAAGAAATCCTCATCCGTGAGAATCGCCCTCATCAGCTCAGGTGACAACTGGTCAATGTGAGCCGCGTACCAGCGCACCGTGTCCCTCAAAGCAGGATCCCGAATAGCCTCCTGCATCACTGCATCAATCTGTTTGTAAACACCCATGATTTTCCCTTTCGTTAGGCGATACCCAGACTGTACACCCCTATGCACAGAATCTGCAACAACCAGCCCCACCGGCGTGTATAGTAGCGCCCATGATGAACCCAGGAAACTACGATCTAGAATCCATGAGCCTGCAACAACTCGCAGACCTCCGAAAGTGGCAACTGGAACGCCTAGAAAAGGTCACCACAGCCCTCAGGGGGCGCGTACAGACCGAATATGAGGACACCGCGAACATCAAGGCGCTCGCTAAAAAAGCGGGCGTTACAAGGCGTACAGTGTACGCCTGGCTTGGTCAGTAACTACTCGCAAGACTCGCAGATAGTGAGTTCCATCGGATCTACCGGCACGTCATGATCTGCCACACGCTCGACAGCGTCCAGGTGTGCCATTACTTCTCAGCCTTGTCATACTGCAACACGGATGTCAGCAGGGACATGACACCGGCAAGCGTGGCCACACTACAAACATTTGCCCAATCCACATCAAACAGGCCCACAGCTGCCACAGAAATTGTTGCAATAGCAACCTGCGCCACAGTCTTCATTGCACGCTCTCCCGCATACGCCCAATAAGCTTTCAATTTATCCATCAGGGTTCTCCTCTTTTCCATGAAACGATTTGTCCTCCCACACAGCACCAAACACATAGGAGGTGAGTATCAAGGTTACCAGGGCAACACCGCCCGTAACCAAATCACCTGCACCCACTTTGTCCTGCCACACAGAAATGATGGAAGCAATGAGCATGATGATTCCAAGCCCGAAGCCTGCGAAAATGTAGCGCCTGCGAATAGCCCAAGAAGGTTTCATCGGGTCATCACCGCAATCAGGGGGGACACTATGGCTGCCAGGAAACCGAATCCTCCGATGGCTTGCCACATCCGCATCTCAAGTTTGCGAATCCTCACCTCGTGATCTTCAATTTTTGCGTCACTGTCTGGGAGGGAGTTCGCAATCTTGTCGAGCAGTTTCCCTTGTCGCTGAACCTCCACCCAAATATCGCGCATGGATACGCGAACGGTCTGTGTGTCGTGTTCTTCGCTCATCAGATTTTGCCCTCATTGAGTTGCCTTTGAAGCTCACTAATTGTCAGCTTCCCCCACACGCCGTCAGGTTTCACACCTAGCTTCTCCTGAACAGCTCTCCGAGTTCCAGGGCTAAGAATGCCGTCATCCTTCACACCAGCCCACCGTTGAATCGCAGCGTAAGTCATGCGCCCAGGTTTCCCGTCAATCCGCCCAGGCTTCCACCCGTTCTGAGTGAGCGCAGTCTGCCATTGTGTCCAGGTGCCCTTATCCAACCGCCCAGAGACCCTGTTAGAAGCCACAGGAGCGCCACCAGCGAGATAAGGCACAGGGTCTACAGTATTCCCCCACCGCGAAGATTTACGCACCTCAAAATGAAGGTGAGCGCCCGTGCTTGCACCAGTCGAACCAGACTGATATATCAGCGCCCCAGCATCCACCCGTTGCCCCAACCTCAAACCTGTGGCCCGCGCCCCGTGATAGTAGAAAGTCCAAACACTCCCATGATCGACACCCACAACATGCCCGCCACCGTTAGCGGAGTACCCGATGTGACGGACAACACCGTCACCGGCAACCGTGACAG